AGTCCCGTCTGCTTTAGGAAGAATGCCAAAACCATGACCCCATTTGTCAGAGCATACGATAGCAAGCATCTGACAGGTCTCTAGGGGCATCTTGACGATGTGTCTGTCAGGTAGAACCCTTGCGGATTTCCAAGGGTCAGGCGATGTCACGAAGATGTTCATTGCTAAAAAACTGCATCAAGTATTGCACACCCCAGTCTAGTGTGCCCTTGGGGAAAACGTCAACGTTTTCCTCTAAAATTAATTTTGCCTTTACAATTCTCTTCAGTCCACACACTTGTGCAGTAGCCTCAGAGATTCTCATAAACTCAGCAAAATCATCATCATTACCTTGCTTTACACCACTGATATACAACTCTCTTGCTTGTCGCATGAGTTCTTCAGTTTCTGATGAAAAGGTAATAGTCTCTTCCTTAAGAGGTATTGTCATGTTCTTAATACATGACATACTAAACTTCATGGTCTTCCTGGTATCTTCGATAGACAATGCATAATTTTGATTCCCACGATATGCGTGTTGGATAACTCCATTGGTGCATTCCATAACACGAAGAATAGCAATCTTATCTAATTCAGATTCAGGAAGACTGCTATATTTTTCTTTCCAATCAGTCATGATCAACCAAACTTTGAATCTGGTTCGAGAGCAATGAAATACTTCAGACTCCGATCTTTACTTGTGAACTCGGAAAGAAGTTTCTTGGAGATAGAAACCTCATAAGTTCCTGGAAGAATCTTGATATTCTCAACCTTGAAGTTGAAACTAAACTCACTATCAGTTTCGCCAACTACGATTGAAAAGTCATTGGAAGTATCATTCTTCTTATCGCGGACAACCAGTTTAACAACACCTGCATCACCATCAACAGACAAATCAGGGAGTTGATAAACTGCTGCTGCTTTCAACAGACGATCAAGTTGTTGAGTCTTCAGTTCAAAACTAACATCGATGCTAGGAAGACTGATCTCCTTTTCTGGTGGAACAATGATGACATTAGGGTCAGAGAAGAAGTAATTAGAACGCATCTTTCCTTCACTGATACGCACATAACTTTCATTGGTGAAGTCAAGTTCTGGGTCTTGGTGCAGACTCAATCCATTCAAAAACTGATTGAGATCATAAATGCCGAAGTCCTTCGGGAAGTCCTCATCAACCGTTGCCTCTGCAAGAATGTTTTTCATGACAGAAATAGTTCTGAGATTACTTCCTTTCTTGAAGAGGATTGATTGGTTGATTGTGGAAAAGTTTTTGAGCAGTGAGACAGTTTTATCAGAAAGTTTCATATCCGTTTTTGTTAGCATTATGTAGACCTGAGAAGTGATAAAGAAGGATACAATAGTGGATTGCCTTTAGAATGTCAAGTTTAGATTTGCCATTCTTCTTTCCAAAACGGGAAAGATACTTGATTGCATTTGAGCGGCAAAAAGGTTCTGCATCGCCAATACCTTCAATCAAATCGAGCGTTTGAGTCTTAGATTCCTGAGACGTGTAGTGTGATTTGTAAGTTCCAGAAAGATAGTTGCGAATTTCTTTAAGAGTTAGATCTTCTTCATACTTCCAAAAACCATTTTTATCTGTAGACTCAAGATTCAAATTAATTGTATCTGCAATATTAGGACTGGTGATATTTTCTTTTAGGGGTCCTTTAAAAGTTAGATTTAGAGGAGTGTATTCATATCCATACTCCGGGTTGTTTTCTTTATCAAATGGACTTTCTTTGTTTAAATCATTCCTATGAAAGTCGTAGTAATGTTTTGAGTGTTCAGTCATAACAAAAAAATGGGGAGACATCATATACCTCCCCTGAATTATATCACACAGATTGTTCGGTTGCAACTTCTTCAGAAGGCATCTCAAAGTCAACATCTACCTTGTCGTAGAGTTCCAAGAATGCCTGCTTAGTCTCATCATCAAATCGTGCAGTACAAACATCGATTGCCTTTGACTTGTTACCAAAGATGCTGTATGCACGGATGATGTGAACCAGACGGCGAGTAGAAATAATCTCATCAATACCACCATCAAAGAAGGTCTTGCGGATAATGTCTGCCCAGTCAACCAGACGCTTACAGAAATCACGATCATTTACATCAAGATCAAGAGCAATACCCTCAAGAATCTTTTGTTCAATTGCAGGACTGGGATACTGCTGCTCAAAGGTTACAGGGAATCTTTCCAAGAATGCTTCGTTAAGGACATTAGTTCCAACGAACCTTCCGTCCTCAGATCCTTTACCCTTAGTATTTGCAGTTGCAAAGATATTGAAACCAGCAGCAGGTTTTACCCACTTACCAATCTTCTTCAGGAATACACCCTTGCCTTCTAGAATGGATTGAAGACAGAGGATCTTGTTGGAAGCAAGATCGAGTTCGTCCAGAAGGAGAATTGCTCCTCGCTCAAGGGCTTCGATAACGGGACCATTATGCCATGCAGTGTTCCCATCAACAAGCCTAAAACCACCCACAAGGTCATCTTCATCAGTTTCAATCGTAATGTTTACTCGGATAAGTTCCCGTCCCAATACCGCACACGCTTGCTCAATCGAGAACGTTTTGCCGTTTCCAGAGAGTCCAGTAATGAACGTCGGATAGAATAGACCGGACTTAATAATTTTTTTAATATCTGTGAAATTACCAAACTGGACGAAGGTATCATCTTTCTCTGGAATAAGGTTTTGTTCTTCTCGTGCAGTAACAGCAACAGAAGGTTCTGCGGAGGGAGCGTTGAAGGTTTCTTCCAATTTTTCCTGAATAGTCAGATTCCATTTGCCGCGACCTTCCTTATAGTCGTTGAGTTTCTTAGTCACGGTCTGATAGTTGGACCCATTCATTGCACACCATCCGCGAATGTCAGCAGAGGTAACGTCAGTTCCATAAAGTCCTTTCAGTGAAGTAACGATGTAGTCTTTGGACAGCGACATGGGTTTGTTTGTTTGCTTAACGAAGTTAGTATAACAGCAAAAAGGGGGGTCTGGACCCCCCTGTGGACAGTTACTGATCTGTCCCTTCTTGTTTTGCGTTTTTCCTTTTGCAAGATGCTCTTGCATATGCTCTGGTCATACTGCTCACATGACTGCATGGTCTGCCAGTCCTATGACAGTATGGACATTCTGCATCTGGTGGATCGTTTGGATAGAAATGAACTTTCTTCGACATAATCACCTCCCAGTATTCAGTTTTAATTGGTTATGAAATGATAGATACAAACTCAGAGAGTACCTTCTTATTTAGTTTCTTAGCGGAAAGAGACTTTGCAAAGGCACGTTTAATCTGAGTTTTGGATGCATCATCTTCAACTTCAAACTCCGATTCATTTGAAAGAGAGTTTGAAGAAAGACCAAAGTAAACATTGTAACCAGAATTGCGAATCATCACACTACGATTCTTTTTCCACTGCTTTTTAAGTTCTTCAATAACAGACAAAGTTTTAGTGTAGGTAGTAATAAAGTTTGAGGATTCTCTATTCTCCATGACGCGGATTCCAATGAAGTTCACATCAACAAGTCTGTCCTGAATATTTCTCAGAAGAGCATTCGTAATAGAAGCAAACCCCATATCATCAGGCATCTTGTAAGTAGTTCCAAGAACTCGATCTCGAATGAAACACTTCCCATATTTGATGGAAGAATGTCCAAGGACGGATTCATATACATTGGTGCTGTAATTCCTTCGCTCAACTGATTTGCGACAAGTCATCCAACCAGCCTCTCCATCAGTAAGAGTGATGCATTGAACCTTTTGAAGGTTATTATCTTTCTTGAACTTAGGAATAATTTCAAACATAGAGATGATGCTCTCGTTCAAAGGAGTTCCAGAAAGACTCAAACGAGAAGGGACGCTATAAAAAACACTCCACTCATTCCGATATGCAGCAGCAATTCTCCAGATATTCTTCATCTGAGTATCGAGTTCTTTTGCCTTTGTCTTGTGAGTGAGTAAATTCATCAGACGAAACTCTTCAGAGATATGAAAAACTCCATGACGTTCTTCGTATGTTGGTTCAGGAATGACCCGTGCACCATTTTCCATACGCTCAAACTCAAACCATTCATTGGTAAAAGCATAAACATCAAAAGGAATATTTGCTTTCTTACAAAACCAAATCAAATTGAACAATTGCTTACAAGTATCCATCAGAACTTTATGCATTGAACCAGACCAATCCAGGATAAAGATTAGACCATGATTCTTACCATCAGGAATCACAGATACTTTCTTGAAGAGATCCTCGTTGTATTTGTAAGTATGAAGTTTGGTGCAATCAAGAACACCAGTCCTAGCAGTGATAGCACGGGCATATGAATCTGCTGCTTTCTTGCATTCAAACTCTTTAAGCAAATAGTTTACTTCTTTCTGAGCAGATTTCTTGAAGTTAAAATACTCAGCATCAACCTGTGCAAAGGGAGCAAGATCTCCATCTTGGCGATTAAAGTATTCAGTAATGTAATCCTGAACCTCGGAGTTTGTTGCAATAATTCTATCACAATTAA